TCGGCTGATGCTCCTAAAGCAAAATATATTGCGACTATTAGAGATTTTGTCATGGTTGGTAATACCTATGATGCTGTTGATGGCAATGTGTCAAACAGGGTTAGATGGAGTGCGTTAGGTAATGATACATCTTGGGCAGTATCAGCCACAACTTTATCTGACTTTCAAGATTTATATGGGTATGGAAAAGTTCAAGGAATTGTTGGTGGAGAATATGGAACAATACTTTGTGAGCGAGGAATATTTAGATGTACTTTTGTAGGCTCACCTCTGGTATGGCAATTTGATGCTGTTGAAACACAAAGAGGGTGCGCTGTTGATGGTTCTGTGACTGCTATAGGTAATGCTGTCTTTTATTTATCAGATGATGGGTTCTATATGTTTGATGGCAATTCCTCAAAGAATATTGGCGCAGAAAGAGTTAACAGGTGGTTTTTAGAGCAATTTAATATTGCCTATAAAGAAGATTTAACTTGTGCCTCAGACCCACAAAATCAGATAGTTATGTGGTCATTTACAAGCAATGATTCAACAACAAATACGCCTGACAAAATACTTGTTTATAACTACGCTGTTGATAAATGGTCTTATTTAGAACTTGCTTGTGATTTACTAGTACCGCTTTTTTCTACAGGCTACACATTAGAAGAATTAGATAATATTTCATCAAGCATTGATGCCCTGCCATCTTCACTAGACAGCGCAGTGTATAAAGGCGGTTCATATTTCTTTGGCGCAGTAAAAGATAAAAAGATACAAACTTTTGGCGGTGCGACTTTGGCAGGAGAAATAATAACTTCAGAACAGGAATTATCTAAAGGTAAGCACACAATGGTAAATAAGGTTTTTCCTATTCACAAAGGCGGTACTGCTACAGTCAGTGTAGGCTCAAGAAATAACACTCAGGATAGCGTATCATTTACCACCGCAACTAATGTTAATTCAGTCGGCTTTGCTCCGATTAGATCAAGAGGAAAATATCATAGGGCAAAAATAAATATCACTGGTGATTGGAATGAACTTCAGGGATTAGATTTTGAAATAAATCAGTTAGGTATGCGTTAATGGCAAATTTTAACTTCCGCAAACTTCCATTTATAGGCGGTACACCCAGACAAATTAGTGAGGTTGTAAATAACTTAGTTGAAGGAAAAATTAATGCTACTGGCACAGTTACTTTGACGAACAGCGCAACAAGTACAGTCGTAAGTGATTTAAGGGCAAGTGAAGATTCAGTAATTATTTTTATGCCTAAAAGCGCAAACTCAGCTACAGAATTATATGGCGGTACTATGTTTGTATCATCGCAGGCAAAACAAACTTTTACTATAACCCATGCTAACAATTCTAACACCAGATTATTTAGTTACATAATTCTGGGATGACAATAGTTGGCAGGGATGACCTACTAAAATTAGGTGTTGAATTTTTAAGATGTTTAGAATTTTTAAAACCTGCAATTGAAATACATAAAACGCATTCAATTATTGATATTTTTGGAATGTTGGTCAATGGCACAGCATTTTTAGTGGCGTTAAAAAACAGCGCAGGCGTTTTAGAAATAGTCGAATATCCAAAATACAAATCATGCAGAATTTGGCTTGCAGGGGGCAATATGGAAGAAATGATTAATATTTACCCAGAAATTCAAAAATGGGCAAAATATAGACAATGCAAAAAAATAGAAATTATTGGAAGAAAAGGATGGGAAAAAGTGTTTAAGGATCACAAAAAAGAAGCCGTAGTGCTTACAAGGGAGTTATAAAATGAGTTTTGGCGGAAGTAACCCAACATCACAAAGTGTAACATCAACAACAACTGCACCTGCTTATGCGCAACCATTTTTAGAAAGCATTTTAGCAGAGGCATCAAAATATTATAATCAGGGGCAATCGGCATATTATCCAAGTTCGACTGTTGCAGGGGCATCACCAGAAACGCAGACAGCTTTATCTGGCATTAGAGATACTGCAATGGCAGGTAATCCACTGACACAGCCATTAACTGATTTAGCTGAAAGTACGCTAAAGGGTGATTTTTTATCAGGTAATAATAAATATCTGCAAGGTGCAATTTCTAATGCTACAAACCCTATGGTTGAAAATTTTAAAACTTCAATTGCGCCATCCATTGACAGCCAATTTGCAGGCTCTGGCAGGTTAGGCTCTGGACTTTATGCGCAAGCAAGAAACAGGGCAGAAGATACATTAACTGATAGTATGGCAGATACTGCGCAAGATATTGCTTTTAGAAATTATGCAAATGAGAGGGCAATACAATCTGGTTTATTAGGTCAGGCTGATGCTTTATCTGCAATTCCATATCAAGATTATAATGTACTAGCTGAAGTAGGCAAAGAGCGTGAGGCATATGATCAGGCGGATATAAATGATTCAGTCGCACGTTACTTAGCAGAGCAGGGCAACCCATTCGCCTTTTTAAATCAGTATGCGGATATTATAAACAAGGGAATTGTAGGCGGTGAGAATACTAACACACAACCAGTAAGCAGTGATGCAGGCGGACAGTTTTTGGCTACTTTATTGATGTTATCAAACATTGGTAAAGATAATCCATTTGGTTTTTTTAATCCATTTAATTGGGGGGGTTAATAATGAGTAAGAATATGTGGGATGTGGTTTTAGGTGCTATTGGATTTGGCGGTAATAACAATAATCAACCAGTTATACCAAAACCAAATATTCCAATACCAAATGATGTAATAACTAATACACCTAATACGCGAAGTGGTTCTGGATTAGTAAATCAAATGGCTTTTCCTAATAACCCTATTCCTAAACCAAGTTTTAGTCCTTTACAGCCACCACCACCAAAACCTTTTTATAATCCGCCACCGATGACATTAGGTGACAGGTTTAAAAGCGCAGGCACTGGTTTATTAAATAATCTTTCAACATTCGTTAACCCTCAAGACGAACAGCAAAGAATGGCTAATTTAAGATTTGCATCAAAACTTGCACAATTATCCAGACCGCAAGTTGGGGTTACAAACAGAGGTATTGGCGCAACGATTGGTAATATTGGTGAAGCCTTAGAAGCATATTCTGAGGGAATGTCACCGCAAATTTTTCAACTTGGTGACAGGCTAGTACAATTAAATCCTGATGGAACTACAACTGTATTAGATGAAGGAAGTTCAGAAGATGATGAAGAAAGGCGTTTAACTGCAAAGTCAAGCGAGGCTGAAACTACAGATGTAACTGCAATTTATGTTTCTCTAGATTTAATTAATAAATCAAAAAAATTCATAAACCTAATTGACAATAATAAACTGGTTTTTCATGCAGGCAAATCAGTAATCGAAAATTTTCAAATTATAACTGGTACTGGTGATCAAGAGCAGATTGCAAATTCAAATGAATTTAGAAAATTTATTGATAGGTTGAGAAATGCTAAGTTAAGATTGGCAAAAGGTGTTCAGACTGAAGGTGATGCTGAAAGAGCAGTTAACGAATTAATAACTACTTCCGAAACAAACAGCACACAATTAATTAGAGGTTCATTACTTTCTCTCATTGATGGCGCAGAAGTAGAAATTGCAACCAGAAAATCAATAATTGACATAAGAAGAAAAAATGCAGGTGTTAAAGAATTTGATTACAGTCAGTTACAAATGCAAGCACCATCGTTTCAAAGCACAATGGAAAATACAAGTTTAGGCTCACTTTCCGCAGAAGATCAACTAAAAGAATTAGGATTATAAAATGGCTGAAAAATATGATTTTTTTAAAATAAGAAGTGATGTTAAAAAAATAAAAGATAATGGCGGAACTATTGATGCTGTAAAACTTTATTTAAGCAGAAACGGCATGACATTAGATGAATTTGTCACAAGAAATAAAAGTTTAGGGCGTAAAAGTTTATCTAACATTGCTAGAACTGGCATTGGTCAGGGTTTGATGTTTGGGTTTGGTGATGAAGCTACCGCAGGAATTAAAGCGTTATTTGGTGGTGATTATGACAAAGCATTAAATAAAGAAAGACAAATAATTGAGACTTTTAGGGATGTAAGTCCTAAAACAGCCATAGGAACAGAAATTGGTGGGGCAGTAGTTCCAACAGTCGCAGGTTTATTAGCAGGAGCATTAGCATCACCATTTACTGGCGGTGCTAGTGGAGTTGCAACAACCGCAGGCGCAACAGCAAGACTTGCACCATTAATTGCAAAATTGACAGGTAAAGCAGGCAGTCTACGAAGAGGTACAACTGTAGGCGCAGGACAAGGCACATTGTATGGCGCAGGAACTGCTACAGGTGATTTACAGGACAGGGCTGAAGGTGCAGGCGGTGGTGCTTTACTAGGCGCACCTCTTGGCGCAACATCTACATTTATAGGGAAAAATATTATTCCTAGTGCTTTTGAAGGTACTAAACGCAGGCTATCAGATTTAGGTCTTTTAAGAAAAGAAGGTGTAGATTTAACATTAGGTCAAAAGGCAGGAAATGTTTTTAGGCGCATGGAAGATGTTGCTACAAGTGTACCTATTTTTGGCGATTTAATTAAAAATGCAAAAGCAATACAGACTGACCAATTTAACAGGGCAGTCTACAACAGAGTATTAAGTCCAATTGGTGGCAAGTTAGATGATGATATTGAAATTGGTTCTGATGCACTTAAACAGGTTAATAATAAAATATCAGAATATTACAAGAAAGTTCATGTAGGTTTAACATTAGATCAAAATTCTGTGACAAAAATGTTAGATGATTTTGATACCATTTTGTTAAAGGCAAGTGAAGATGCTGATTTAACTGATGCCATGTTACAGGAAGCTGAAAAGCAAATTAATGGCAAAATTAAAAGACGTATTATTAATGGCGAAATGTCAGGGGTTAAAATACAGGAAGCACAAAGCGCATTAAAAGCAAAAATTAGAGATTTAGCACGTTCTACAGATGACAGCGCAAGAGATTTGTTTAATGTTTTAATAAAAGTTAATAAGGCATTCGATGACATTTTAATTAATGCTAACCCATCCAAAGCATCACAGAAAAAGGCTGTTGATAAAGCATTTTCTCTCAATTTAATTGCTACTAAAGCAAAAGTAAATGCAGGTGACAATGAACTCTTTACGCCTGCACAATTTTCAAGGGCAATTAAGCAAAGTGATTTATCAAGATTTAGCCAAACTTTTGCTAAAGGTGAAGCACCTATGCAGGACTTATCAGGAGCAGGGGTAAGGCAATTAAGTGGAACAATTCCAGAAAGTGGTACTGCTTATCGATCTACAATGACTAATGCAATATTAGGTAATACTGCTGTAGGCGGTGCAGGTTATGCAGGCGGTGCTTTGTCTGGTTTATATGATCCTAATTTAGCGTTATATGCAATGGGCGGTATTCCATTAATGTCAGCTTATACAAAATCTGGGATGCGCAATATTAACAGATTTTCGCCTAATGCTAATTCTCGATTTAATTTAGTAAATCTTCCAAGAGGAACAGAAAATATAGCAAGAACAGGGTTGCTGAGAGGTGCAATGATACCTGCAACACCTTATCAGGAGTAATTAATGGCACAAGCAAATGTACCTTATTCATCATCTTTAGGTTTGCTAAATCTTTCATTGCCTAATATGTTATCTAGATTAGGAGTTTTAGGTGGCGGTTTGCTTGATTCTGCAAAAATGGCAGGTGGCACAATTGATGAATCTACTATTCCACTAACAAATTTTATCTTTAATAACAATAGACCAGTTAGCAATAAGTTTGTTCCAGTGGATGGCAAATTGAGTCCGCAAGCAATTGATGAAATAAATAATTTAGGACTTCTTTTAGGCGGTACATCTCTTACTGGTTCAAGTCTATTAGATGATGTAGGCAGTGGCGTTTTAGGTATGGGCGTTACTAAAAAGCCTAAAGCATTAACTAAAGAAGAAATTGATCCTACTGGCGAATATTTTAAGGTTAAAGGCACTAAAACTAAACCATTATCAGAAACTAAAATAGATTTAAAAAAAGAATATGAACTTATTCCTAAAAAGAAAATAGATATAGCCGAACTACAAGGCAAAACTTTATTTCCATTAATGGGTGATCAAAGTGCTACAGGTTTATTATTAGGCGGTATTGATGATGTAAAGTTTAAACCAGTATCATTAGAGGGTGGTGCAAATTTTATGCGTGGTAAAGCGCAACAGGATGAAGGTGCTATATGGGCATCTGGTAAAAGTGTAATTTCAGATATAACAAACCGAATAAATAAAATTGCACAAAAAACTGGTGAAGCACCTGATTTAATTTATTCAGCTATGAAAAAAGATGCAATTGATTTTGCTACTTTCCCTGCAAAAGCATTAGCAAGACAAATAAAATCTTCAAAAATTTTGAAAAAAGATATGAAAGCATTTGATAAGATTATGAAGTCAAATGTAGGCAAGCCTGACAAAAAAGGAAAATATGAATTTCCTGCCGATAAAAATTGGGTAGGTGTAGATAGTCCAAACCTTGAAAAATATTTAGATAATGCAGGTGCGGAAGTAAGAAAGAAATTTGTTAAGATGATGGATACTGCTCCATTTCAGCAAGCAGGCTTTCCAGATGTAGGTAAAACAAGATACGCAATTACAGAACCTGATTTAAGAAACATAAAAGCAGGTGATACTGGCGCAGTTATAGCTAGACCAGATTTAAGTAAACCTGCATCACCTTCTAAACACAGCACTTATGATACGCAAATTTATGGTGACTATGTTGGCGGTTTATTAGATCAAGTACCAAGAAATAAATTATTCAAAGATTTTTACAAAGCAATGGAAGGTAGAAAAACAAGCACTGGTAAACCATTAAATGATGCAATGAAGGATTATATTTTCAGATTAAGTTTGCCAGAACAAAAAGTAGATCAGGAACTGGTAGATATTATTAGTAATTTAGGATTATTAAGGAGCAAGTAAATGACGATAACAACAATAGCAGAATTTTCAGCTACCGCAGGATCAAACACTGATATCAATGGAGTTGATATTGGTGAAGGTACTGCGCCATCAAATATAAATAATGCTCTGAGGGCGTTAGGGGCATTATTAAAAAATATGGATACAGGCGCAAGCACTTTAACATCACCTGTTATGACAAATGCTACTATTGGCGGTTTAACCTACCCTTCCGCAGACGGCAGTGCTTCTCAATATATAAAAACGGATGGCAATGGCGCATTGTCTTTCGGAACAGTTACTGTAAATAACTCAGGGTTTGATGCAACAGGAAATGAACAATTATCTGTAGCTAATGGTGGTACTGGCGCAACTTCTTTAACTGATGATTCATTGCTTACTGGTACTGGAACAAGTGCTATAACGGCAGAGGCAAATTTAACATTTAATTCTTCTAATGTATTAAGTGTTGATGGCACTATAACCTGTACTGGAAATATTACCGCCTTAACGTCAGATAAAAGATTAAAAGATTTTAAAGGTAAAATTCCTTCTGCTCTAGAAAAAGTGCAAAAATTAAATGGATATAATTTTAACTGGAATGATACGGCTAAAGAATTAAATGCTGATGTTTTTGATGATGAAAATCAAGTTGGTGTTTCAGCGCAGGAAGTTTTAGAAGTTTGCCCTGAGGCAGTAAAACCTGCTCCAGTAAATAGTGATTACTACACTGTTCAGTATGAAAAATTAGTTCCTCTTTTAATAGAAGCTGTCAAAGATTTAAAAGCTGAAATAAACGAAATGAAAGAAGGATGTAAGTGCAATGACTCTTCAAGGTAGTGGCGCAATAAGTTTAGAACAAATTAGAGATGAATTTGGTCAAACTGGCTCAATATCAATGAGTCAATTGTATAAAGATGGTGGCATTGTTCCTTCTACTTCAACAACAACTGTAGGCGGTAGTGTACCAAGTTTAGCAGGCAGTCCTGTTAATTATAGTTTGCATGGGGGGGGTAATTACCATACTAATTGGAAGTCACAATTAACTGGAACGATTACTTGTGGTTCTAATGGGAATGTTACAGCAAATGGTGCTATTACTTTTGTTAATAATGGTACAAACTCTGATTCTGCTACAAATGAAGGTGGCTCAATGAATGGTGGAGTAAAAATTGTGTCAACAGATTCAGTGATAACATCTCACAATGGCAGTTTTTCTGGAACACTTTATGACCAATTTACTGGGTCGTTGGACAGTTGGACTTGTACTGGCAACAGTGGAAATTGTGATTGGGGGTATGGTACTTTTACTACTACAATTCCTAATGGTACTGATTTAGGTATACCAAATGGTGTTACATCATTTAAAATTTTAACATATGGCACTTGTAGTGCAAGAGTAAGAGGTGATGGTTCTGGTGGGTATACAGGTTATGGGAGTGTGACTTTGGGTAATCCGAGTGGCAGTATCACTTCTACTACTACTGGCACTATAAACGCTACTGTTCCAACAAATGGTGCAATATCATTTCAAAATTTTTATGGAGCAACCGCATAAAAATATTTTGGGTTTTACTTGTTTTTATCAATAATCAGCAAGTAGCCTCAATAGCTTTTTCAGATATTAACACCTGTATTGAGTATGCAGGAAAAATTTCAAAACAAAATAGTAAACAGGTAATAGCAGGTAGCACTTATGTAAATGCGCTTTGTATTCCAAAAAAGAGAGAGGATTAAAATGGATTTTGGTATTTTTGTAGACGCAGTTATTGGTATTTTAATTTTGGTTATTGGATACCTATGGAAAAGTCAGGCTGATGACGTAAAGCGCATCGATATATTATTAAACCGCACAAGAGAGGATTTTGCATCTAGATCAGAAGTCAAAGAGCAAATGGATAGAGTTTTAGAATATCTCCACCGACTAGAGGATAAGTTGGATAGACTTAATGACAAATAATGGTAGTTGCAGAAGTTTTAACTGGTATCAGTTTAGTAAAGGCAAGCGTTGATTTTATAAAGTCTAACATAAATACCGCCAATGATATAAGCCAGATTGCAAAGCAAATTGATGACTTATTTAAAGGCGAAAAACAAATTCAAAAACAGAGGAATAAAGGCGGTTTTAAAAAATCATTTCAAAGCCAGTTTGGTGTTGAAAATGTTGCGCAGGAAGTTATTGATGCAAAGTTAGCGCAGGAACAAATACAGGAAATATCGACTATGGTTGATATGAGGTTTGGGCATGGAACTTGGGCAGGAATAATTGCAGAGCGTTCCAGAAGAATCCAGAAAGCTAAAGAAGAAGAAAGAGAGTTAACTAGACAGCGTTTAAAGCGCAAAGAAGAGTTTCAAGACACTGCAATACTCATAAGCGTTATTCTTGCCTCTGTAGTCGCTGTAGGCGGAATTGCTGTCATAATTATTTTAGGAATGGCTTGATAAGCAATACAAAGAATGGGCGAATTGCAGAATACATTGCAGGCGCAAGTTTGGAAGAACAGGGTTTTTCAACATCATTTTGTCAGCAAGATGGCATAGATATTTTTGCATTTAAAGATCAACATTTTTACAGGGTGCAAGTTAAAGGTTCTTTGCTACGAAAAAACAAAGGGTATTTACACCATCAATTTCAATTAGGTCTTGGCAGTAAAAAAAGAAGTCCAAGCATTAATGATTTTGATTTGTGCGTTTTAGTTAGCCTGTATGAAAGGCGATGTTTGTATTTACCTGTTGAATATTTGGCAGGGCGGACAATTCGTAAAACTTTAAAAATTTTTCAAAACAAAAATCTTGAAGAAGAAACTTTAAAAGAAAGTTTGAAAATTATTCATAAAAGAAAAGATAGGAAAAAAATAAAATGGAAAGTTTAGAAGATCAATTAATAAGGCATGAAGGCATGAAATTAAAACCTTATTTTTGCCCATCAAACAAATTAACTTTGGGCGCAGGAAGGAACATTGACGATAATGGCATAACAGAAGATGAAGCTAGATATCTTTTAAAAAATGATATTGCGCGTTCAAGAAAAGAATTAGAAACTTTTTACTGGTGGGAAGATTTAGATGAAGTCAGGAAAGATTGCTTAATTAATATGGTTTTTAATATTGGCTTTCCAACTTTTAAAAAATTTAAAGGTTTAATATCTGATCTTGAAGATAAGAATTTTAAAATGGCATCCGCAAATATGCTTGACAGCCGTTGGGCAAAACAGGTTAAGGGCAGGGCGAAAGAATTAGCTGAACAGATGCGAACAGGTGAAAGACAAAATGGATAATGACAAAAATGATCTAATTCCAGATAAACTTGCTTATCAGGTAAATAAGAGGCGTATGGCATGGGTTTTGATTATTTTGATGGGAATTACCACAATAGTCACTTTAGTAGCCCCAGACCGCTTAGAAAGCGCAGAAAGCATACTTATGACACAGTATATTAGTATGTGTGGATTGGTAGGCGCATATTTTGGTTTTAGTGCTTTAGGCGGTAAAAAATGACGTTCTTTATTCCACTTATATTAGTTATGTGGATTGACAGCGATGAATGGTTTACAATCCCTGTTCCAGTAAAACCATTTTACAGCTTGGAAGAATGTGAAAGTAAATTGGAACTTGTTAAATTAAGTATAACGAAACACCCACAATATCGTCAGGGCATTTCAAGTTGTGTTGAATTTAAAGTTGGAGATTTAACTTAATTACTTTTTCTGTTTGAATACCCTTCAACCATCTGGTTAAATTTAATTAAATTAGTTTTAGTAAATTCAAAATCTGGGTTTTTCTGAAAATCTTCTGTCAAGCACCATTGGACTAAGCCATTAAATGTTTTGTCTTTATATGTAGTAGCTTTAAACTTTTGTGCTTGAAATCCTAAAGCCATTAATGAAGATCCAGTTTCATTAGGTTGGGTATAAGTAATTATAGCTTTATACCCCATAGCAAAACACGCTGTTACAGCTTTGCTTAATAAAAAACTAGCTACATTTTTACAGCCATCTTTTACAACAAGCCTACGAATTTCAATATGATTCCTTCTTTGTGACCATGCATGACTTGAACAAGTGTCAACTGTCACTAGACCAAGCAAATCATCTTCAATAATCATTGGAGATATATACTTAGATTTATCATATGCACCAATAGTAAACTTATGTCTTTTTAATGGTTTACTGTGTCTATGATATAGTTCAGTAAATATTTTAGCTTCACTAAGTTTCAATCTAATTGTATCAAGTTTCATTTTAATCGCCTTGCAATAACTTAATTAATAATTGATTTAATTTCTTTCTCAATCTCATACATATATTTTTGTCTTAAAACTTCTACAAATTCTTCATTAAAATAAAATTCTTCTGGAGTTAATGGTTTAGGATTAAGAACAGTTAATTCTGGAACTCTTTCCTCATAATATTCTTTTAGTTTTGTTAATTCTTCATCATAAAATGTTATATCAATTTTTATATCAAAAGATAATCTTGTCATCTAACTTGCCCCCACTTCCATTAACTGGCATTCTTCACTTTCTAATTGATACTCAGAATGATTTTGGCAATTATCTATGAAAAGAACATCAACATCTAAACTTTCTATATAATCGTCAATAAATTGATTATAAAATTCTTCTTCTGACGTATCTATTTTACTTTCGTCAATCTCACCTTTATCGTCATCAAAGAAATTCATTTCAAGAAATTCCTGATAATCATATTGAGTTTCATCCACCCAACTTTTTAAATCAGCAAAATCTATATCAATGTTAATGTCATAAATTTTAACATCAGTTTTGCATATTTTTAAATTGTAATTCATTTACTTTCTCCCTCAAAATATTCTTTAACATGAATATATAAACCTTCCCAATCTTCAAAGATTGTGTAATTACCATGTGGCTCACCTGTAACAGAGCAATATATACCTATATCTTTATCAAAATGAACCTCTCCTTGTGGGTGGTTATAATCATCAACTTCAAATCCAAGATTATTTTTATCGCATATTCTTTTAAATTTTTGATAATAAGATTTTTCTCTTGCACGATATTCTTCATGGCTTAATCCATCTATATTACCTTTAGTACAGGGCAAGCCACCAACCTTATAAATTCTAGGTTCTTTAGGAATTGCAACTTTAGGAACTGATAACAAGTCATTAAAAAGGTTAGGATAAATCTGCCTACCTTCTTCATCACCATAATAATAATTTTTATCATTTTTAGGCAATTTGCATTTAGCTATTTTTCTCATTTACTTTCTCCCTGCATTCTTTTTAATGGATGATTTGCAATTTTCTTTTCATACTCATAATGCACACGATCAATAATATATTTTTTAGCCTCTTTTAAAGTGCCAAATCGATCTGGAACAAAATTTTTATCTAGTTTATGAGTTAAAACATAATCTATTTTTGTAAAATCAGCACCCCAAGTATAAATTTTTTCAACACAATAAGTTTTATCTTCTGTGCTTTGCCAAATGGTGTAAGGCAAAAGTTTAAATTCCTCACTATTTTCCTGACATACAACTAAGTGTTCCTTAGAATTTTCATCTTTAAAAAATCTAATATATAAAGTCATTTACTTTCTCCCTGCATTCTTTTTTCTACAACTACTGATAAAAAGTTATGTGAAATTCTTTCCAATTTAGACAACTCTTGCCTGCGAATTTCATGGTCATAACGATGTTCATGCTCAATAAATTTTTTATGATCATCAAGCAAACTGTCTAATAACTCCAACTGGTTACCAGTTAGAGTTATTTTAAATTTTTTATTTTCTTCTTCTAATTTAATTTCCATATTTACTTTCTCCTATTCCCATATCTCAATTGGTATTAAAGGCTTTTCTTTCCAATTAGCTATAATATCTTCACCTCTAACGATTTGTTTATTAACAATACTAATTGCTTTTTCTAACGTAACTTTTCTTTTTACTGGCTTTTTATAGCCATCGTCTTGCAACCACATTTCTACAACCTTTACAGGATTGCCTAAACGATCTTCTTCAGTAACGGCTACTTCTTTAAAATTTTCTATATTTAATTTTAAACGCTCAACCCAAACTTTAGTTACTGAGCAACCTAATTCTAAAGGCTCATGCTTGCTACCATAACAACCACCAAGTTGACCGCCATACATAAGCGTATAACCATGTTCTGCAATTACATTATATTTTTTGTCAACTTTATGATGCTTACCGCAAACTTGGCAAGTACCCCAATGGGTTGCTTGCCTGTCAGTAAATTTAATTTCTTTCTTTACTTTAGGTTTAGCTGTAATGCCCATGCTTTTGTATTGATGCCATAGTTCATACAACTTCATAACTTTTGGTCTATCATTTTCATGGTACTCAGAAAGATGTTTTTCTGGTTTAAAATTCCAGATATCTACACTTTGAGAATGCATTATTTCTGTACCAACTAATTCTGGTTTTACTGGCATAACTTTACTAAAAAACATTGTAGTCTCACCATAAAATTTACCTGTAGGCTTATCTCTCATATTAAAATTTCTAAAAGCATCATCAAGATATCTTGTAGCTTCTTTCTGACTAGACTTGCTATGAAAGCCACCTTCAGCCTGCTCTTGCGCTAATTTTAAATATTCTTCATATGAACGGCTCATTTACTTTCTCCATTTATTTGTTCAAGGATTAAATCTGACAATTCTGTCATATTAAGTTTTTCTACGTTAACTTCTGGTTGCTTTTCTAAAACATAGTATGAAGAAACTGTTCTTTCTTCTAACCATGTATCCCTTTGCACATTGTCAACAATTGCAACTAAATGCTCACGAGTTAAAGCAATTACAGAACCGCTAGGCGCATCCGCAGACCAATTGCGAACAGATATTTTTTTACCTCTGGCATCTTTAGGAGTTGGATATCTTACAAAGCCTTTACGCTTTGCATACTCTTTCCAAACTGGATGGCTGTTAGGCATATCACCCATTTCTAAACCTAAAGCAAAAAGTTCTTGAAATGTTACAAGGTAATCTTGATCTAATGCAATCGCAAATGATCTAATTACACAGTCACCAATTTTTTTAGTAGAAAAATATTTTGATCTACCGCCATCGTCTTTTACATATTTGCCTTTGAATTTCATTTTGTAACCCTCTCACAAGTTATTATTAATACCCCTATTATACATTAACTAGAGGTTAATACAAGTGTTTATTTGTAAATAATTGCAAATAGTTGTAAATTACCTCTAAAATATTCTAAAATAGGAGTTTTTATATGTTCAATACGTTAAGCGTCATTGGTCAAATAGCCACCACCTTTCTTGAAGGTAGGGTAGCAAAACAAAAAGGTGAAAATCAAATTAAACTTGCAGAGGCAGAGGCTAAAGCAAAAATTCTTAGTTCTGAATCAGATTGGGAAAGAATTATGGCAAGTAATCAGGCATCATCATGGAAAGATGAATGGTTAGTCCTGCTTTTTTCAATTCCATTAATACTTTCATTTTGTGGAGATTGGGGCAGGGAAATAGTTGCTAATGGTTTTGTGGCATTAGATCAAATGCCAACATGGTATCAGGCAGGTTTAGGAGCAATAATAGCATCCAGTTTTGCCATCAGGGGGGTAGCAAAATTCTATAAAAAATAGTCCCAGATTAAAATCTGGGAAAAGGGTGTTAACCCACTGTTTTTATTAAATTGATATGGCGGGCGCTCTGCCCTAAGAATTTAAGTATTACAATGGGTTAACATGGTTTGTCAACGACACTTGCGACAAACGCGACTAGAACGACTTTCCTTTATACATCTTCCTAGTATGGTTAGAAGCATTCTTTCTGGTTGCTTCTGGTAATTTGGCATAATGATTTTCTGTTATTCTTACAGAAGAGTGTGCAAGCTGATAACTTATCTCAATCATAGGTACGCCATTTTGTAAGGCTTGTGATGCCCAAGTAGTTCTAAAATCATGGAATCTAAAATCTTCTATACCTGCTTCATTTAAAACATTTTTAAACTCAGTATAAAAACCTTTTAATGGCTTACCATCTTTTTCAATAAGATAACCGCTTTGACTTTTTAAAATAGCTTCTTTTATCAACTTTGAAATGCTGTCATCAATAACGCAAATTGATCTGCCTTTTCTTTTTATGCCATCATTTTGAATACCATAATTAAAATCTATATGGTTGCTATCTAATTTTACTGCACCTTTTTTAAGATTTAATATTGCACCCAATCTTTGCGCTGTCGTTAAAGCTAATCCAATTGTTAATCTTACATAGTCTGGTTTAGTTTTTATAGCTTTAATTAAAGATGCAATTTCATGTTTTTGTAAATACCTATCTCTTGAAAATCTTTTCGTTGGCACTTCAACATTATATGGCATTTGATTTAACAGCCTGCCACTTTTACTAGTCGTTGCCCAAATTAAAGCAGATTTTAATACAGATAAATCTCTGGCTATTGTTGTTTCAGCATTGCCGTTTCTGTATTGATCATTTTCATATTCCATTAAATCTTTTTCTAAATCATAAGGATTTGAAAATTCAAAATATTTTAATAATTTTTTGTTATATGATAATGTTTTAATTTTATTTTTAGGCTCTTGGCGTTCTGCTAATTTGGCGCAGTAAGCACTAATAATTTCACCGCAGGTAATTGTATCACTAAAAGTATGCGCTGTTTTAAAAGCATCTAAAAACTTTTCCGCTATTAATTCGTCTGATGTTCCAGTGCTAACTTCTTTAGTTTTACCCTGCGTATCTGTCCATGTAACAAGCCAATTCTTCTGCTTACCTTTTTTACGTTGGTACAATCTAAATTTATGCATTGTCCACTCCTCTCACTAGCAAGAACAAAATCAATTGGGATGCGGTAAAGAGGTTTTGATTCTGTTCCTGCATTAAAAGATTTAATTAACCCTGATTTACATCTGCGCTGTATTGTTCTAGCAGATATAGACCACCTCTCACCAAGCTGTTTTGCTGTTAATTTATTACCTGACATACAATATTCTCCGCGCCTGACCATCTGTCAATCCATATTCTTTTGCCAAATCTTTAAGACCATATTGCTTAGTTGACTTGCGACAGGCTACACATTTACCTTTATTTTCTTTATAATATTTCTGAATTTCTCTTACTTTTTTTTCACTAAAACTTGTCATTTTACCCTGTAAACCTGATACTCTAAAAATTTATTATTCTTATCTCTTACAATTCTAAAATGCGCTTTACCGCCTCTTTTTTTAATTAAACTTTGTACATATCTTGCCCTGCCACAAACTTGATCAGGAGTTTTTGTATGACTATTTTCTTTTGGCAATAGTGAAATATAATGACCTACTTCTAATTGTTCAGCTAACTTTGTGTAATTCTTTTTTTGTTTTTGCGCCTCAGGGAGTTGGTCAAAAGGTATTCCATACATTTTCCATTGCTTTAATTCTTGCGCTTGCTTTTTCCATACAAGTGTAGGAACATAATTCCCAACATTTTGATAAATCTCCATTAAGATAGACTGTAATCGCCCCATTACCCCAAATGAAATCTGTTCCACATTCCTCACATTTACCTCTCTGTACTTTGTCTGCTTGTTTTACTTTTTTCCATCTTTTTTTCTTCATGCTTGACCAATTCTTTGTAGTACCACTGACCTTTTTTTAAATCTTCCAGACCATTTTTATCCTTATACCGCCAAACATATTTAATGACATTTCCCCTGCAATAATCACCATAAGCCTCACCCAAAACTGACTTAATAGTCTCTATACATTCAATTGCATTTTGAGTGTAATGCTTGGGAGAATTGACGTTATCACTTG